ATGTTCCTTGTTAATAGGATTTCACATTTCTCACAGGGGATTTTTTTAATCTTTATAGTCTTGCGATATATGTATATTCTGTGAGGTTTTTTAGTCCTGTATATGTTATCCCATATAGTAGTTTGTCCTACTCCGAATATTATAGCAAGTTCTCTTTTAGTCTTCCCTTGTTTTCTTAGCTCCTTTGCTTCTTGTATTTCCTTTTTAGTCAGGATTTTTCTCATCTAATACTTCTTGTAGAATATCAGTCATTCCTACTTTTAATTCGGCTTCTGAGTTTTCTATTAAGTCTTTAAGATCTCCGTCAATGTTTATTTCCTCTTCGTTTAGGACTTTTATTTCTTCATTTAGTTTTTCTAATATAGCGTTTTCAAATGTATATTTGTTATCTTCTACTTTAGGTTCTCCGTTTTCATCTTTTATACAGAACTCTTTGTAGATTGTTTGGATTTGTTCGTTATATTCTTTGTAACTGTCTTGTAGTTTTTTTAAGAATACATCACGTCTACGAGCGTCTGCAAACTTTTTAATTGGATAAGTGAGTGATAAAAATACAGCTTCTATTTGATATTTTTTTATTTTCATATATACATTATAACAAATATGTTTTATACAGCAAGTTATTTATACTTCTCTATTACCTCTACACACTCTTCATAACATACATCGTATTTAAAACTTCCTGTTTGTGTTTGAGTTTCTTCTTTAATCTTGTTTATGTCTTTGATTATGTTGTCGAGTGTTTCTTTAGGTATATAAATATTTACAATTTCCTCACACTCTGGACAAGTATTATCTCCACCTATCCATTCAGTGTATTCGTTTTTACATTCAGTACATATTGCTTTCATATATATTTTAATTATTTAATAGAGAACAGGGAGCTGTGTGGTAAGGATTTCAGAGGGAGATTTGCGCTCCGTGTCCTCAGGTTTTCACCGTAACGGACACCATATATTTTTACTCTTCTAGTCACCTTACATTTTTAACCCGTATACAAACATTAGTTTATGGAAGGCATTACTATTCTAGCCACACACAGCTCTCTATCCTCTATTTATTTAGTATTAGATACAGGTGGGGAAATACAGCAGTGCCGACTAGTGCTATCCTACACTTCTACTGATTAAGTTACGTGAGATAGTTTACGACATTTCCCCCATCTATATCCAATACTATTTACTTGACCGACTAAATGCTATTTAATTTCTGATTCTTTCATCTCTGTTTTCCAAATAAACTTCACAATATTACCAAAATTCATTCTTTCTTTATAGTTATGAGCTTCTAGTAATGTTGAAAAGGTTTTAAGTTCATAAAGACTTCCGTGTGGTATTAAAACTGCATATCTATTTTTATTATCTTCTTCCATATATTTATTCTCTGTTATTTATAATTATCCTTTTGAGGGGGCTATCTAGTTGGTGTTATTAAAAATGAACATTCTGCACCTAGTGTTCCATCTCCTGTCCCATCTAGTTTTATTTCTGGTTCAGGAATGTAACGTGTTCCATTTTTATTTTGTATTGTAAAAGATATTGTTCTTGAACGACCAGAAGCACCTTTTTCAATACTTTTTAAAATATCTATAAGTTCTGTTGTTGTCATAATTTATTTCTTACTACCCAATCTCTGACTAAGAGGTGGGGGTTAATAACTCTACTATTTTATCTTCTCTAAACTTACTTTCTAATGCCAGATTTGCTTCGTATTTTTTCTTTGCGTCTTTTATTGCTTCTTTGTGAGCTTCTAGTATGTTTAGCCAGCCATTCATATATTCAACCCCACGACCAATAAATACAAGCTCTTTCTTTCTAAATTCGGCACGAAGTTTATTTGTGCATTCAAGTATAGAAATCTGATTATTAAAATAATCTATTCTAACAAATACAGATATGCCATTATGGATAAACTCGTATGTTTCTTTTATTTTGTGTTCCATACTCTTATTCTTTAATTAGTTAATACTTTTAATATCCTTTAACGTAGTTTCTATCTCTTGTTTGTTGTATGTCTTGTCGCCGATTTTTATTGTTTCTACTTCTTTCTTTTCATCTTCAATAGGTGTGATTTCATAATCTCCTAATACATATTGATTTTTCCAATAAGTTGAGCCAGTTTTATCTGTGATATCTGTAATTTTACCTGTATCATCTCCACCGATAAACCAACCTTTTGTGAATGATGCTTTGAAAGACACCCGAGCATTACCATACACCTGAGCATTACCAGACACCTGAGCATTACCAGACACCCAAGCATTACCATACACCCAAGCATCACCAGACACCCGAGCATCACCATACACCCAAGCATCACCAGACACCCAAGCATTACCATACACCCGAGCATCACCAGACACCTGAGCATCACCATACACCCAAGCATCACCATACACCTGAGCATTACCATACACCTGAGCATTACCATACACCCAAGCATCACCAGACACCCAAGCATCACCAGACTGGTCAATGTTATTTTCTTTCTCTACCCAACCTCCTTTATCTCCTTTTGATACATTACCAAAGTCTTTTAAGGCTTCTATTTGATAAAGTTTAATTCCACACCATATCTTAAATTCTGCTGTTAGTTTAAATTTGTTCATTTTATTTATTAGTTATTAGTAATTTAATGTCTTCTAGGGCTTTGTTATAACCTAAATTATGGTCTGCTTTTGCTATACCTCCTTGATTTATTTCTTCAATACGCATTTCAATAAATTTATCAAACATATCAGTTGTTTTTCTCATCTCCTCCACCCTCTTCAATAAGGCTTCGTTATGGTCTTTTATCTTAGAGAGCCACCAATATATTTCTTCTTCTCTTGTATCATCTCCAGCTTCGTAATAGAAATCAAATTCTTTGTGAAATTCTTCTTTTAGTTTGTCTGTCATAGGTGGTGTAGAATATTGTTTTCCACAAATAATACATTTTCCATAATTATCTGTATTAATAATACTTCCATTTTTTAAATTATTACATTCACATTTTAGTTTGTCTGTCATAGTTATTAAATTACTTTTAATATTTTCCAACCTTCATTTTCCATAGATTGAAAAGTCATTATCTCTAGTGAGAAGTTCCCCTCAATCTTTGATACTGCTTGTACTACTGCTGAGTTTTTAAATACTTCGATTACTTTGTAAGTCAAATTACAATCGTCAATTAAAAACATTCCTTCTTTTAGTTTATTCTTCATATTATAATCCTTGTATATAGGCTATTACTGATAAGTTGTGGGCGATTTGTTCTTGTGTAGATTTATTATAACCTCTTTCATCACTGTCATAAGCTAAAATTTCTTTCATTTGTCCCCATAGTCTCCTATTCTCTTCCTCTAGGTAAGATATGAGATTATTGTCTATCTTTTGGAAGAACTTATTGTATCCAATATCCATATGTTCTATTGTATTTTCTTCTTCTCTACTAGGAAATACAATATTGTTCCACTCACTCTTCTGACTGTCTAATAGTTTTTTTATGTGTTCGTTCATATTATTTTAAAATTTGATTACAACTATTACATCTTTTTATACCGCAAGACCAATGGTAACACCAATGAAAACCAAATAAACATTTTAAGGCTCTCCATTTATGTTTTATCCAACGTTTTTGTCTATAATTCATATCTTATTTAGTAATTACATCTTTCTTCACCACTGATAAAATGGTCTCCGTTACTATTAAAACAATATTCTGTTTGGTTACTGTCTACCTTGTGAGCGTGCCAGAACATAAATATTGCTATAGGTATTGTTAGAATGATTGCTGTTTTCATATTATATTTTAGTTATATTTATTATTCTAAAATTGATCCCAGAAATATCCATAAACATTATTTCATTCATATACTCTTCTTTAAATTTTTTCATAGCTTCTTTTGCAGAATTTGCTTCAACAATCTCAAAACTATTTATTGTTTTAAAGCCACGTTTTGCTTCAAGTTCTATTTTGTATTCATTCATAATTTTTTATTAACTCAATTAACTAAAACTAACTAACAAAATTTATGTTTAAAAATATCGCAACTAAAAAAACTTATAAGACTAAAACAGGAGAAGAAAAAACTATCTGGCAAACAGTAGGTACTCTAAAAGAATTTAATGGAAAACAATACATTGAACTTAATATGTTCCCAAATGTAGACTTCTATGTTTTTGAAAACAAAGAAAAAGTAGACGGCTCAACTAGTGCAAAAAATGCACCAGTTCAAAGTGACGTTCCAGACTCCAACCTAGATGACTTCTAAATCGCCACAGAATGCCCTATAAACGTACTTTAACCCTCATATGGACAATTCAACCACCATTAACAATTCTTGGATAAAAATAACAGGC